GCTCTTGCTGATTATGACAATCTGTCCGCTTTCACTCTTGAACTATCTGGTACCGCTACCGGTATGAACAAAGAATTTGCTGTCACCTGTGCCGGTATCGCTACTGATGCTGCTGCTGGAACCCTTAAGCTTGTTCGCCGTTTGACTGATAAATATCAAGTGGCTGGTGTTGATTATTATCGATTTGTTCTTGTTGGCGCAACTGCTCATGGTGGAACCCATGGTACGGTGGCCGCTGATGATGGGGTCTCCATCACAGTTACTTATCCCAAAAAGGATGCTATTGATTCTTCTGGTGGAGAGAAAGGAGCCATTATTGGTTTCAACTTCCCGTTGGAAGGCAACGCTGATATCCCCGAGATTGACATCAAAGTCGATCAGGTAGCTATCACGGCGCAAACCAAGAAGCTGAAGGCCAAGTGGACTCCCGAATTGGGACAAGACTTGAATGCTTATCATAACTTGGACGCTGAAGTTGAGCTTACCTCAATTCTTTCTGAGCAAATTGCTCTTGAGATTGATCGTGAGATCTTGGCTGACCTTGTGAATGGTGCTACTGCTGGGACATATTACTGGTCTCGCTCTCCTGGGCTTTTCGTTAATCGTCAAACTGGTCAAGAATTGGGTGCAACTGCTGCTTCCCCTGACTTCACCGGAACGGTTTCTGAATGGTATGAGACTCTGATCGAAACTCTTAATGATGTTTCGGCTCAGATCCACCGAAAGACCCTTCGTGGTGGAGCTAACTTCGTTGTTTGCTCTCCTGAAGTGGCTAATATCCTTGAGTTTACCTCTGGGTTCCGCGCTTCCATTACCGCTGATGCTGATAAAGGATCAATTGGTGCTGTTAAAGCCGGCTCTCTCAGTCGCAAATGGGATGTTATGGTAGATCCCTACTTCCCTCGGAACGTTGTTCTGATCGGTCGTAAAGGCTCTTCCTTCCTTGAATCAGGTTATGTATACGCACCTTACGTGCCACTACAAACCACTCCTACGATCTTCGGACCAGAAGACTTCGTGCCCCGTAAAGGTGTCATGACTCGTTATGGTAAGAAGATGGTTCGTCCAGATATGTACGGACTTGTTATCGTGCGAGGCCTTCTTGGAGAATCCGGAGCGAGTTAATCTAACTTAATCCAATAAATTAAACCCCCTTCCATTTTGGTTGGGGGTTTTTGTTTTTTTCTTACTATTTATTAGTGATCGCATAATTGATGCGAAAAAGTATTTAAAGGAGATTATTAAATATGTCTAAATTAGGAAGATACTCTGCGGATAGGAAGAAGGTAAAGACCATGGCATCGTCGGGGACTTTAACTAAGAATGATTGCGGAAAAGTCATATTCGTAACGGCTACATGCACTATCACTTTGCCTGATGCCGGAATTGCCGGTGCAGGATGGTGGTGTAAAATTGTGAAGAACTTCGGTTCAGGCGCTGGCCTTATTTCAATCACGGCCACTTCAGACCTTAACGGTGTTGGGGTTGATGGTAGTGGAGTTGGAGTAAATCTTGGTGATGATTGTGCATTCCACGCAGATGCAACAAAAGGAAGTATGTTAGAGGTTGTTTCTGACGGTACACAATGGTTCGCTGTTGGTGTTGCATCAAGTGCTGACGGCTTCACTGCTTAATTAAATTTAATCTCCACTCATGGACCAAGCCCACATTGTGGGCTTTTTCTATTTAAAACTATTTATTACACAAACCTGGAGGTTTAATGGGTAAAAAAGCAAAGCGAGCGAGAACCTTTTTGCGAAAGCAATCAATTCTCGGAGAGAAAATCGATGAAGCGATTCTGAGACGCTACGGATTACCGGTCACAGAAGACAATTCTGTTATGCAAGAGAGAGTAAAGAAAGAGGTTCCTCTTCCCGTTATCGAGGAAGAAAAAGCTGATGTTGCCACCGACACAAACTTCACTGCTGAAATTGTTGAAGAGATGGTTAAAGAGGTGGAGACCATGGTTGAGGAAATAAATACTATTGCCCCGGAGCCGGTATTAGAAAAACCAAAACCGAAAACAAGAACCATGAAGCGTAGGTCTACTGTCAACAAGAGAACAACGAACACAAGAAAGAAAAAAGTAGAGAAAAATTAACTGCTCTCCTTTTCCCTCCAATAGTTTATTGGAGGGTTTTCTTGTATCCTTTTCTATTTACTGTGTTAAGAGACTAATTACTCTTAGGAGAACAAATGAATGGCCATACCTACGTTAACACCCTCTTCGACTACTTCAACAATTGTATTGACCTCAACAGGCTCTGCCGCTCTTGTCGCGGCGGGCTTGCCTTTAGGCGTATATTCTAGTTCAGATCAGTTCCTTTCCGGAGCCGCTGCTCAAGTAGCCTACACTTATAAGAAGCTTGGTGGTGATGTCTTAGATATTGAACTTACCCCTTCTAATGTTTACGCCAATTACGAAGAAGCGGTCCTTGAGTATTCATATATAACAAACTTGTACCAAAGCAAGAACGTTTTGTCTGATGCGCTGGGTTCCACTACGGCATCTTTTGATTATAAGGGTGAAACAACAGCAGGGACAGGATCGGCCACAAAGTATCACAACTTCACATTCGACTACTACCTCAAGATGGGCTCAAAGTTCTCTCACGAAGCCGGTATAGGGGGTTCTACGCCTATATATTCTGCCTCTTTCGATAGAGTCCCGGATCAGGCTGAATACGACTTGCAGTCAATTGTTTCAGCTTCGGCTGCGGCTGGTGGTGTGCCGTTTTCTGGTATTGATAGGACAAAACGAATAATTATTAGAGATGTGTTCTATAAATCTCCCTATCAAATGTGGAGATTCTATGGGTACTACGGTGGATTGAACGTTGTCGGAAATTATCACGACTATGGACAGTATTCAGACCAGTCAACATTCCAGGTCATCCCCGCATGGCACAACAAAATGCAAGCTATCCAATACGAGGATCATCTCTATACGAGGACCTCGCACTATTCATACGAAATCCTTGACAATAAACTGGTGCTTTATCCCACTCCCACCGGTGTTTCACCACAGTCTTTCTGGTTTCGTTTCTCAATTAGGGACGATGCTTTCGGCGATATCACAGACCCATCACAAAATGGAGTCAATAACGTAAACAATCTTCCGTTTGAGAACGTTCCATACGCTAGTATAAATTCTATTGGAAAACAGTGGATTAGACGATTTGCCTTGGCTCTTTCTAAGGAGACTTTGGGACAAATTAGAGGCAAATTTGGCGGGGCAATACCAATTCCCGGAGACAACATAACTCTTAATGCGGATGCTTTGCTCGGACAGGCCAAGGAAGAACAAAATGCCTTACGAGATGAATTGAAGGAGATATTAGAGTCTGTCACATACGACAAATTAACCGAAACTGATAAAAACATGACAGATAACCAAAAAGAAATCATCTCTAAAGTTCCGTTGAAGATATTTGTAGGTTAGGGGGTAAAAGATGGGTAAATGGACAAAACCAACAGCACCGCCTCCGCCGATGTTTCTAGGAGAGAAGGAAAAGAACCTTGTAAAGCAGGTTAACGATGAAATTATCGAGAGAGTGGTGGGACAACAGGTCCTATATTTCCCAATTGACATAAAACACACCGATTTCCACCCTTTATACGGGGAGGCCATAAAAAAGACTTATCTTCCACCAGTCCGAGTCTACGCTCGAGTAGAATATGGTGGTATCGAGACAAAGTTTGTGGACAATGTTGGTATTGACAAAGATACCCCTCTGAAAGTCATGTTTCACAAGAGAAGATTGACCGAAGACCAAAACCTATTTGTTCGTGAGGGCGATTTTGTTCGGTTTGGAAGCCTTTACTACGAAATAACTAAATTAGCGGAGCCAAAATTGCTTTTTGGTCAAGAGGATGCTCAATTTGAGATTGTAGCTGAGTGCATAAGAGCAAGAGAGGGCCAATTTAATGCAGAATAATCCAAAAACCAACCCTGCCTCCACAATTGAGACTGTAGACACTGGTTTTTACGAGTGGGTCGATAAGCACTTAAACCTTCATACGAGAACAAACAAAGGTTTTATTAAAACATCGGTTTTATGGCTCGGAACGGAACGAGTGTTCCAGATTAAGAGTGATCAGAGGATAAGAGATGCACATGGTAAGCTAATATTGCCCTTAATCACCATCAACAGAAGCTCAATCACAAAAGACCCATCCTTTAAAGGATCTTACCAAGCTCACCTGCCCGGAAAGAGTGCCGGAGAATCGACAACGTGGAAGCAAGACTATAATCAAGAGAAAACTTCCAATTTCCAAAGAGAGAGACACTACCACGACTCCAAAGGAAATGAAACAGGTAAACCGACACAAGATCCGGGAATCGTATATAACTATCAAAATACAGGAATGCCCGTGTATGTCACTATGATGTACGATGTAGTTATTCGGGCCGAATATCAACAACAAATGAACGATTTGTTGCAGCCCTTCATTACAGCGACCGGCCAAATCAACTCTGTCATATTCAAAAAAGATGGTCACAAGTACGAAGCGTTCATACAACAAGATTTTTCTCAAAACGATACGATTGCTAATTTAGCCGAGCAGGCCCGCATTTTTGAGACCAAAATAAGCATAAAGGTTTTGGGTTACTTGTTAGGAGAAACGGTTAACCAAGACAAACCAAAACTTTCCAGAAAAGAAAATAGAGCCAGGATTAGATTCACGCGAGAAAGAACTATGGTTGGCGATAAAATTCCATGGAAAGACAAAGACAATGATTATCGAGATTAATGGCTTTTAACAAAACAAAACACTATTTATTGTGAGAAACATTATTAAAGGAGAATTTTTTAATGCCTAAGAAGTTTGATTTCATCTCCCCTGGAGTACAACTTAACGAGATTGATGAATCTGTATTACCAGCAATAGTATCGGATGCTGGACCTGTCTTAATTGGACGGGCTTTATCCGGACCCGCAATGCAGCCAGTAATAGTTAAGAGTTATGCCGATTTTAAGGCAGTTTTCGGAGAACCAATCTCCGGAGAAGGAGCATCTGATGCGGATGTTTGGCGTGACGGCAACGTTGTCGGCCCAACTTATGCTTCGTATGCTGCACAAGCACACTTGTCGTCTGAAACGACACCAATCACTTTTGTTCGATTGCTTGGCGAGGCTAACACCCAAGCCACGGCTGATGGACAAGCAGGTTGGGATCTCGATGGAGGATCGCTAAACACTGCTATTTCCTCTAACCAGACAGCTTACGGTTTGTTTGTTTGGCCTTCCGCTTCATCAGGTATAATGTCTGGAACCTTGGGTGCCATCATTTATGCTAATGGGTGTGCGGTTACCTTATCGGGAACCATCAATGGAACGTCTGCGACGACTTCGTCTGCTGGAGTTATGATTGACTCTGTGGGGTCTGTTGCAAACCAGTTTCGAATTGAAATTTGGGAAGACGATAGCTCTCCTGCTGTGACTAAAGTATGTCACTTTACAGATGGGTCTAACAACTACATCCGAAACCAACTTAACACCAACCCGCAGAAGCTTGAAGGGACCAAGAACTTTGGTGCCGGCCAAGAAAAATACTTTGTTGGTCCAACCTTCGAACAAGCGGTTGGGGATCAGACCAATGGCGGGACCGCAGGTGCTCAATATGGCATGATCTTACCACTTCAAGATGCATCTGGTTGTAATTACCATTCTCACCGAGGTGATAAAAAACCAGCCAAAACTGGATGGTTTATTAATCGAAAGCCCGGTGAACAACAATTGTTTCGCTTAGTTTCTCTTCATGATGGAGAGTGGTTTCAAAACAATTTTGAAGTTTGCATTGAAGACTTAAAGCTTGGAGATCGATTGACTCCTTCTTCTTTCTCTGTTGTTCTTAAGGATCTTAACGACAACAGTGTAGAATCATGGAGAGGTCTTAATCTTGATCCATCTTCTGATAGTTATATTGCTAAGAAAATTGGTAATCAAACCTTTGCTTGGAATCAAACTGATCTCAAGCATGATGTCCGAGGATTGTATGTTAACAAATCTGACTACTTCTATGTGGAAGTGTCTAGTGATGTTGCTAACAATACTCTAGATGACAGCTTGGCTCTTCCAATGGGTTTCTTGGGGCCTCTGAGACCAGCAAAGTTTAACCTCGTGTACGGCTCTCAGCATTCTCAAGCTGGTGACGATAGTGTGCAAAGTGGAACCAATGCTTCATCAACTCTTACTTTTGTTGATCAAGCTGGGGTGGTAGACTTTGATTTAGTCTTTACAGTAGACGGCGTAAGTTATACGATTAGCCATGTTAACAGTGGTGGAATTAATGATAATTCATGGACTGGGTCTGGTCCATATACCGCTCAGATTGACGGAACAGCCGGTTCTCTGACCGCATTTAGCGCTCTGGTATATACTCTTCTTAATAAAATCGACACCACAAATTGGACCGCTTCAACTAATGGTAGCAGTACAGTAGCTCTCACAGCCGTGATTGCTGGACCTCACCGAACCATAGTTTACTCTGAAACAGGGACCGACAACAATGGTGCAGTTTCGTCTGCTGATGTTGTTGGTGTGGATGATGATGCAATGGCTTACCCAACGATCGCTTCGGCATCCGCTGGTCCTTTGGCTCA